GTGTGTCGAACCGTCGGCATACACTCCCAGTAGCAAGTACTGTTGGCGCCTAATTTTCGATATGACATCCAACTGGCCCAAACTTTGACCCATCTCGGCTCTGATGACGCGAGGCCTCGCTTTCGCAACGTTCTTCGCATGGGCGCGGAGTCTAGGTTGAAGATTTCGCGTGTCGCTCTCAGCAACAGCGGGCTCGGCCAACACAGTCGGATCCTTGGTCAATGTTTTCTTAATGTACATACCTAGGAAACCGAGTAGCATTCCAGCACCCACAACCATGGCGGCTTTTCCCATGTCTGACCTCACAAACGTTTCGATCTTCTCAGTGATAGTCCTAAAAAACCCGCGCAAATGCCCTACAAAGTCGGTAATCTTAGTAGGTAGTTGCCTCATTTTAGCGGCGCACACCTCCTTGCAAAACTGCATCTTTCTAACCACGCGCCTCCCAAAGGATGTCTCACTCTGGTAAAATGCGATAGTCAACAGGTGAAACATGTCGTCGGGTATCATCGTGGGTTCGAAGGCCATTAGTGGGGCCTTGTATGGATCCCCATTGAATTCGAGCCTCTCTTGGGCGCTGTATGTGCGGTACATAGTCGTAGCTAGACCATCGGGGTCGCGCACGTCTTTGTACTCCATCATCCAGTCAAGAAATTGGCCAACTGTTTGTTGTGTCTCGCCTTCGGGAAGCAACATCTCTGCGATCTCGGCGGTGGCATGCTCGGGGGTGTACTGTCCACGCCCGATCTGGGCAACCTGTTTCTTCTCGATGATGTAGTTATCAAGAAAAGTGTCCAGGGCTGCGCCACCCCCAGCCCTCGCTTCAAGGTCTCGTTTCAAGATGGCGATAAACTCTTCCCATCCACAAGCGACACCATTTGCCATCTCGCGGGGGTTCCTTCTTCGCGCATCGAATCTGATGAAGTCGTATATATATGGGTTTATTTCCCATTGGTCTCCATTCTCTAATCGAGGGGAGTCTCGTCTGACTGCTTCCATATTGAGGGTCTTGTACTGTCTACCGTTCCTGTCTCGCTTCATGATGGCATACTCATCCTTGAGCACGACATTCCATGATTGAGCGTTCAGTCTATTCCACACGGCGTCTGGGTATGTCAATGACTCTATGTTCATCTGGGCGGCATTAGTACTCATCATCAATACCCCAGATGTGAACATCGTGGAGCTTTTGTCTGCGATATCCGCCATGTGAAGAGGGTATGGGAAAGGCCCTACAGACCTGATAATTTCAAAAAACTCCAGGTTCGGTGATGCGACTGTGTCCTTCATTTGCCCGAAGTCATCCATAATGACTACGAATTGATTTTGATATCCATCCCAATACTCCTGTTCTACACAACGCTGGTAAATCTGATCTTT